TGGGAGGCTTTTTCTGGTTTTAGTTGCGTATTTCTTTATTTTAGAGCTACGCACCTTACTCCATATATCCCATTAAAAAGAAAATTTAATTTTAATATATTTGTTTTTCTTTGTTGCATTACCGGTGAAAGTTGTTACTTTGGAGGTTCGACTCCTCCGTGCAATATGTTATTATTTTGAAACGAGCGTTTGATTGTGTGTCGTTTTTGTTTTGGTCTGTATAGACTCGAGAATCAATTGTTTAACGTCCTACGTTGATTTTTGTAATAGTTTACGGTGTGATATGGTGTGTTTGGTAAAGGAGCTGCATCCAATACCATACACCATATACTATCCGTAGAACAGTAGAGCGTTCCAAAGAGTTTTCGAAAATCGCTAGATGTTTGATATGTATATTCTTCCCGTTTGGGACTGAGTGTATGTTTTGCAATGTAAGTAGAATAGGACCTCTGAATTTTGGGTGGATTCCCAGGTCAGGTCCAACGCTACGCTTAAATTTGCAAGGTGTACTAGGCAGTGGAAAGTAGAATTTATTGATAATATTTAGTAGACCGTTTTGACTCCATTTGGACTTATTTTAATGATGAAGTTTTATGAGCAGCGATTTAAAAATACTAATTCTCAGGGCCTCACTAACCCTGATTTCTTACCATTCTCATGGAAGAAACAACGATGTGCTATATCTTGTGGTAGGTGTCGTAAACTTTGCAGAGTTTGTGACTCGTGTTGCAGATATAGAGAGATAACGTCAACCTATAAGCAATTTGTTTCTGATTGTAAGAAGGAATTCTACCTGTTCAATGAACATTTAGATGACTTGTATTATATTAAAACATTTTGTAAATTTGGTGGAGATAAAAAGGATATTCTTCCATACATTCACTATGTTAGGGGTATTCCTTCTGAAGTTTTTGATGTATGTGCGGAATTTTTAGTTGATGATATTAATAATAAAGTAGATATAATGTATCCTCAGGGTGTTAGCTCCTTTTTGCAAGTTTTAAAAGGTGCGCAAGTCGCTTTATCTGGGCTGAAAGCTATGGGAGTAGCTAGTTCCACTCCGGATGTTCCATATATAGGTGTTGTTAAAACGTTGATTAGCGTTATGAATTTATACGAACATGGATTGACTTTTACTACTATAGCATCTTTGCTCTTGGATTTGTATCAAATTTTTGATAGTGATTTTGCGCGCCCGCAGTCTTTGGAGGCCTTATCACTTGGAGCATTAGCACTGTTGTTACCTAAAGAGTTATTTAATATTCTGAAGAATATTAGCGTTTTGACATCGGCAAAAGTTATGGACGATGTTACTGGATTTTCAGCGCTTTTTAATCATTGCGTCGATTTTCTTGTTAAGACTTTGGAGGCTTTTCCTAATAAAGTGTCTGTTCCACTAGTTAGATTAATTAAATCTCTACCTTTTGGATCGCACTATCTCATTCTTGGTCGAATCGATAAAGTAATGATGAAGTGGAAAAAGGATAAGGTTATTATTCTTTCCCAAGTTTTTCGAGAAGAAGTTAAAGAGATCGCTGAGTCCTTAGATAATGCTGCATTACAAGAGTGGGTCCGCCGCTCCAATGCTGTGAAGGCCAAGTTGGCAGATTTTCAGTGCTTAGTTAAAGCCCTAAAAGCTTATGATTCAACGTCACGCGTTGAACCTTTGTGTTTTGTGTTTGAAGGGGGCCCCGGAACTATGAAGTCTATAACAATGAATCAGCTGATAAAAAGTTTTAGAACAACGACGTATGGTCACACTGTTAAAGCTTCTGGTGATGGAAAAGACTTTTATGATACGTATGCTAATCAGCGCATTTTTTATATGGATGATCTTGGTCAACAGGGTATATCCCAGTTTAGAAATTTGATAAACTGGGTTTCGAGCGTAAAATTTCCCCTAGAGTGCGCCGCAGCCGAGCTGAAAGACACAAAATATTTTTCCAGTTCTCTTATAATGTTTACAACAAATCGATTTACAGAATTAAATGGTTTGGTTAAGAGTGATTGTATTGATAATGTGGAGGCGCTCTGGAGAAGAGGTTTTGTTTTTGATTTTAACAAAGTCAAGCGAAAGAGATCTACCTTAACGGGCACCATTGTTTTTAAACACTATGACATGGTTACTAAGCGATGGGTAGAGGGATTTCCCCCTGAGATGGATCCAGGCGTTTCTCCTAGTTTTCGTGCGACGAATATTAGGGCGGATCATTTGCGCTGGATGCATACGATTATATCTTATATGGAACAGGAGCGTTTGGAGCAAGAAAGTGAGCAGGATTTAACTGAAGAGGAAATTGACTCGATACAGAGAGGCGAGGATTCGCCCCCCGAAGAGACTTATGAAGATGCCGAGGAGGCTCAGGGCCCTACTCAAGTGCTAAAAGATAAGGTAGAAACGGCAATGGAATATTGTACTAAAGTTGAAGACAATATGTGGAGCATGATGTGGATGTTTGAGGATATGGTTATGTCGGCGGCATCTACTATCTGGGAGAATATCCCCGATTGGAAGACGAATGTAGTTAGCCTATGTATTATTGCCGGTATAGCCGGTTTATATTACGGCTTGACGAAAGTGAAGCCTGTAAAAGTAGAGTATTCGTTAGCTCAAACTTTTAAGCAAGCTACGGATGCTATAGCTGCCTGTGAAGGTACTATGGAAAGAAGAACGACTCAAGTCGAGTCTGTTGCCAAACAGTGTTTGTTTTTGAAATTACAATTTCCAACATTCCACACAGAGAGTATTGCTATTGTTTCTGGTCATAGTGTTGTCGTACCTGCTCATTTGGCAGAAGAAGATTTTGCGCAAGTTACCGTTTATAAAGACGTCACTGCTCAGTCGATTTTATGGGACCATATCCCTATGACGAGAGTATACATGTCCGTTACAGAAGATGTTGCTATTTATCAAGCTAATGTTCACATTCCCACACCTTTTAAGTGCTTATCTCATCTGTTTAAGGCACCAAAAAAAGTAGTTGATGTTTTGGTGACTCCTATTCGATCTTTTGATTTGTGTTCCATTAGTAGAGAAGCTACTGATGTGAAGTATGCTTTTGATATTAGGGGAGTTGCATACGTCAATCATGTGAAAGCAAATCGTGGTGTTAATTATAAATTAGAAGCTCCTGGTTTATGTGGATCGCCGATAATGTCTTCAGATGAGGGCGTGTGTGGTATTCACGTGGCCGGAGGTGATAATGGAGGCACCGCTGTATTATGGTCTAATAGTGTAATTGAGGCGATAAGAGTAATTTTAGCAGCTGACAAGATGTTTCATGTTAAGGCCGACATCTCGGACAAGATTGTGCCGGATTTTAGTGCAATTAAGTTAGAAAATACAGGTATAACGACTTCTTCTTCAGGTGTGTCGAAGATTGTCCCCTCCCCTCTAGCTACGGTTTTCGAGTCCACAAAAGCTCCCGCGAATTTAAGAGCTAATGGACCTTTTACGGTGAAGGACATAGCGAAGAAGTCATTTACTCCAGTTCAGGCCGTGGATGTGGAGGACTTAAAATTCGCGAAAGGTGTGATTGGTTCCTTTCTTCCCCCTTTTACACAAGTTTCTGTGTACGATGCTATTAAAGGAGATCCTGAAATAGCCGGAATGAATAAGAAATCCTCATGTGGCTATGGATTTGTAGGTGAAAAGGCGGAGTACATTGATTTTGAAAAAGGTACTCTTACTGCTAAAGGCGGCCCTATATATAGCAAATTTTTAGATAAAATAGATGCGGGCGAATTTGATTTGGATGATAATGTTTGGACTGAGTGTCTTAAAGATGAGTTGAGACCATTGCACAAAGTTGATGTTCCTCGTAGTTTTCGCTGTTCCACATGGATGATACAACTCTTATCCAAACAGTTGTTTACTAATATGGTGAAACATATTGTTAAGAATAGGCACGAGAATCAAATTATGGTTGGAATAAATCCCTTGCGAGAGTTTAAACACTTGGACGCTAAATTGCGTTTAAGTAAGAAAAAGTGGGCAGGAGATTTTAAGAAGTGGGATGGAGGCATGTTGCCTCAGATTCAACATGCGATAGCAGATGTAATAAAAGATCATTTTAAAGGTGATGCGGTTTGGACTCATCGATTGTCTTTTATTTTAGCTAGTATGCCCCACACAGTTGTGAGCGTTGCTAATACGCTCTTCCAAGTTAATCACTCGATGCCTTCTGGTCATTTTTTAACAGCGATTTTTAATAGTTTAGTTAATAGAGCACTCACGGCTATGTGGTATCATAATGTTATGATATCTAATGTGCGACGACCATCGTACAGTGAGTTTTTGTCGATTGTGGATTATGTTTATGGAGATGACAAACTAAATGGAGTTTCAAGTCATAGTGATATTTTGCATATGAAATCCATGGCTTCGTACTTTAGTAAATTAGGTTTAGGTTTTACGACCGCAGATAAGAAAGAAGTCACTGTGGAGTCTGAAGATATGGACCAGCTATCCTTCTTGAAACGTACTTTTGTTTTTGACCCAAGGTGCGGAACTATAGTTTGTCCTTTAGATATAAATACTATTATTAGTTCCATTGCGTGGTATGATAAAACCAAAGATATGACCGAAGTGCTAGCTGGTAAATTGGACGCATTTCAAAGAGAGGCTTTTCTCCACGCGGATAAGTATGATGAGTTAATTAGACATGCGGAAGAAAAGTTGAGAGATTTAGATTTTCATCATGTTTTTAGGTCTAAGGAGGTTTTATTGCATATGTTAATGTTTGATAAGAGAAATTTTTTACCAATTGTATATGATAATTATAACTTAAATGTTTAGTGAGATGGAGATGATCACCCGCGAAAAGTGCGCTTCGCGGCAGTAGCGTCTCTATCAATATAACCGCACACCCCCCTTACTGCTGTCGGTTGTCCAGCGTTTAAGGTTTATAGACAACTATGAAAATGAATGATGTTAATACTCCCAGTCAGGGAGACAATATAATACCGCCATCTCATGTGAATGATGGCGAAGTAGAAGAAATTGCTGAGATTGATGCAATGTATGGTTCAAGTTTTAGAACTAAACCAGCTATTCCTTCTATGGAGATATATGATAAGACTCCAATATTTACGGGTGTAGATCCTGCTATGCGCATGGATTACAGTCGTCTTATTGGAAAACCTTTTCATATAGACACGTTTCAATGGGCTACAACAGCTGCTCGTGGTACAGAAATGGCATCTCAGTTTGAGGTTCCGAGTCGTGTCATCTCGCTAAATACCATAGCAAGATCTCCGTTTATCCTTTCCTGTTTATATCACATGAAGGGTTGTTTTGTAGTTCAAGTTGCAGGAACACCCATGCACGGAGGGTGTCTTGTGGCCGCGGTTTTGCCAGCTTCTCAAGAGGTGCAAGGAGCACCTAATGAGTTTGGTACTCTCCTACACACGTATCAGGCCGCGCCTCATGCGTTTTTGCACGCTAATTCAGCTACTAGTGCTTGTATTCAGATACCTTGGTATTCTAATACTAAGCTAAGGATGACACCCCGTGCGGATTATTTGACTACTGACAACACGAAATCTGATACGCTAATCACTAATCCTGTTAGAGATTTAATTGATTATGCTGTACTCCGTTTTAGAGTTTTGGCGCCTTTAACTTGTCCTACCGCGGCTACAACCTCAGTAACCGTTTCAATTGGTATCATGTTTACAGAATTAAACTTTTTCGTCCCTAAAGCGCAACAAGTAAATAATGTAATAACCTTAGTTGAAGCTCAGGCTACGAAAGTTCCAACTTTATCGTCGGCTGTTACTCGTATTTTCGATGGCGTCACGAGCAACATGAAAACTTTTTCTTCTGATATTTTAGATGCGGGTAGAGGATGGTTAAGAACAATGACAGGACTTCATATGCCGAATGAGCCTAATCCTGAAAAGCGTATGGTTATGTCGAAACGAAATAATCCAAATTATGTAGACAATGAATCCTTCTTTTATAAACTTGATCCTTATTCAACACACCAACAACCGATGGAGGAATACCTCTCAGATACCGCTGTGGATGAGGGTTTGATATCTCATCTAGTTTCGAAGCCTATGGCAGTTTCTAGTTTTTCAATATCTACTAGCACAACTTCAGGAACTTTGTTATTTTCTGCCCCTATACATCCGTGTATGTTTAGACAGACTGCTCAAAATTCTATAGCGTATGTTACTGCTCCTATAGATAAACTGGCGAGAATGTCTCGCTACTATAGAGGTGGCTTGCGATTGTCGATTCATAATCTGGGTAGTTCCTTTCATATGTTTAGACTGCTAGTAACCAGAGAGTATTACACGACTACAAGCATGTCGACTCTTGCTCCAGTCATGCCAAACTTCTTGAACACTCCTTCGGAGGTTCTGGAGTTTAGTGCAGGAGGCCAGGTTCAGCATGTTGACTTGAAACAAAATTCTATTGTAGATTATATTCCTATTAGCCCTGGTTATGCAGCTAATGGATTAATTCATGGAAGAGTGTGTATCTTCCTATTGCAACCCATGACGACCAACGGTTCAGTGGCGACGACTGCAGATGTTGCGGTCCATTTGTCAGCCCTTCCCGATTTTGCTCTTTATGGATACGCCGTGGATCAGTTTTTGTCTAACCCAGAAGATAGTTCTTCTGGTGCACCCATAACTGTTCCTCTTGATCATAGAACTACTGACGAGGAATTGGTGGCACAGAGCAGTAAAGTGCCTTATAATGTTTCTAATGATCGAATTTTAGCAGGTTCTGAGCGAGAAGAACAATCGCCTGCTGATACATCTCCGTTTAGACCAATTGTACATATTAGGGATCATACACGCCGCATGACTCCATTGGCACCTTCATTCTTTGATACTAATGCTATTTTGGCAGAGAAAGGCATTTTTAATTTTGACGTTTATACCTTGATTTTTGGCCGCTCTAACCGAGCAGCGTATATTTCGTTGAATCAAGCCATCTCTAGTATGTATTATGGATATAGGGGTGGTTTGAAAATTAAAATTTTAGTTAGAGGTGCTGTGGATGCGCAAGTGTCTTATATACCACCTACAGCTATAGGAAGAGCTATGGCTGGTGGTCGTATACCTCTTGAAAGCACCAATCCTTTTCCTCCAGCTTCGTACCCTACAGGTACGGCTGCTTATTTGGAGAGATTTAGTGCCACTCGTGTTTCAGGTCAGTATAGTTATGTTCCACTGTTGGAGACTACAGACATGAAGAATGGTAGCACTGTTAATGCTCTTGTTGGTGCCGATACTGCCGGTGCTGATCAGGGTACCGATACGTCACAAGCATCGTGCTTGTTAGAGATGCATGTAC